GCCTGCGCTGGCTGTTGCTGTTGCTGATCTCCACCCTGTGCTGGCGGCTGTTCGTCCTGACCTGCAGCAGCTGCATTGTCAAGATCGAGATCTAGGTTTGGCGGAGCGTTCTGAGCGCTCTGGTCTCCACCCTCTGAAGCTGGTGCCGGTTCTGCAGGTGCTGGCTCTGCTGGAGCAGGTTCTGCTGGTGCCGGTTCAGCCGGAGCTGGTTCTGCGGCTGGCTGCTGACCCATGTTCTCTACCTTGTCGGTGAGCTTCTGTAGTGCGACAGCCTGGTTGTTGATAAGATCCTTGAGACCGCTTAGAGTCTGGTTCAGATTCTCGATAGCGCTAGCTTCTTGGCTAGCCTGAGAGCTCTGCTGAGCGGATCCCGTGCCACCAAGAAGATCTGCGAAATCATCGTCGTCGCTAGGTGTCGTAGCTTCTGGAGCGCCTGCGATATTTTCGGCAGTAGCTGGCTTCTGAGCGATGTCAGAGAGGAAATCCTCGTTCACTGCAGCTTTTTGGTTCTTAATTGTCATATTTAACACCCTTCTAGTATTGCTTTAGATTATTTATACTAGAGTTCTGAGATGACAGTTTTCATCTCATCGGAGTTGACGAGAGAATCCCAGTCGTCTTTGATCTCTTTCCAGTCGTTGAAGGAGTGAATTCCGTATGTGAGCATGTTGCAGATGTCGTTGAGACGCCAGTCGATGACTTTCTTGCAGTCCTCGGTAGATGCGTCGCGGAAGCTGCAAAGGAACTCGCTCGGAGTGAAGCGCTTCTTGATCTCCTTGAACTGCTTCGGGTACTTAGCCACGATAGCGTCGATCTTCTTGAAGAGGGCCTTGAGAGACTCAGACTTCTTGATGTCTTCGTCTGAGACGCCTCTGCTGCTCTTCAGCACGCCCCACATGTAGTAGAGCGGGTTAGTGTCTTCTTCCTTCTCGAAGACTGCTGACTCGTTCAGGAGAAATTCCTGAAGATTCTTGTATTCTTTTGCCATTCTTAGCTCCTGAAATTAGAAATTGAAATAGATCGTTCCTGGCGCTTTATAGTCATCCAAGTTTCCTACGTTCATGTCTGGCGCATACTGCCATGTCTCGTGAGATCCGGATGCCCAGTAAGCGGAATTAGCGCTGACTGTCTCTGAAGCGCCCTCCCATAGAGCAGCAGACTGCTTCCAAGTGTTGTCCTCGTAAGCCCATGCAGCTGAGTTCGCGCTGACTATCATGGAAGCGCCGTTCCACAGATCTGCTGAGTCAGAGAGATCTTGATAAGCAGAATTCCAGATGCTCGCTGAGTTGATGACTGCGCTGTAAGCTGAGTTCCAGTACTGAGCGCTGTTGATAATCACCTGGTAAGCTGAGTTCCAGTAAGCAGAGTCCGCGCTTACGATGTTTACCGTCGTGTTCCACTGGTTATAGTGGTTGTGAACTTCTTGTGTGTGCTTTTCCCAGAAAGCAGAGTTCTCTTTCACGGTCATCGAAGCGCCGTTCCAGAGATCGGCCGAGTCGTTCCAGCCGCTAACTGTAGCGGAGGTTACGTTGTAGACCCAGTCTTGCGTTCCTCTGAGCATAGCCCAGATCTTCTCAAGCTGTGGGAATACGCCTGCTGGTGCGAAACCGGAATTCTCTATGTAAGCAGAATTTACGTCGAAGAACAGATCGCCATACTTGTAGATCCAGTCATAGATCTCGTCGATGACGTTCATTCCGACCCAGTTTCTCTTAGCCGACTCTCCCCAATGTCCGCCATCGTAGAGGTCGTTTGCGGCTTTCGCCAAATCCTCTATGGTCTTTCTCATTGACGGAGAGAGACCTAGCGGAAGCTTTGCGCCATTTCCTGACAGAGAGTCGTCAGTCTGAACCTCGGTAAATGCGCTGTAAGTAGAGAGGAATGCGCTCGTAGCAGAGATGAAGTTCTGAACGTCTTGGAATGCGCCAGAGTCGTATCTCTGAGCCATGCTGTAAGCTGAGTCCCAGTAAGCTGAGTGTCCGCTAACGATCTCGGAAGCTGAGTTCCATAGATCGGCTGAGTCTTTCCAGCTCTCGTCGTGACCGTTGTTCCAAGCAGCAGAGTTAGCGCTGACAATGTCGTGGACGCCGTCCCAGCGATCCACTTCAGCAGAAGTTATGCACATGCAGGGATCTTGGTCCCCTGAGCAACAGTTCTCCCAGGGGTACACGCCGATCACTGGTTCAGTGTCGTTTCTCCACGGTCTAGGCCATGCGGGCCAGACGCCGTCTTCCCTGTGCTTAGGGTAGACTGACGGCCAAGGTCCGCAGGGTCCATGTGGAAATTTCTTCTCGTCCATTCGTCAGCTCTCCAGCTCTAATTACTTACCTGCAGTGTTTCTTGCGTTCTGGCACTGGACGCCGAGATCGTGAATTGCAGTGCCGATCTTGATGATTCTCGGATCTGCGATCTTAGCGATGTTCTCCTTGAGCTTGTCGTAGATGTCCTTTCTGGTCGGGTAGTCACGCTCTTGAGTGAACCACTCTTCCTTCAGGTATGCGGTGAGCTCAGTCACGAGGTCCTGCTGGAAGCCGTCGAGAGCCTTCATACAGTCGTTGTCGCCAGCTGCCTTCTTGAAGTACTTCTCAATGAGCTGACCCATAGCGCTCTTTGTCTGCGGAGTGTTTGCTGGAGTCGTGTCACCAGAGATGTCTGAACCGCTGATGTTGCCCTTAGGCTCTTCTGGCATCTTGCCAGTGATCTCGTCCTCGAAGACTTCTGGATTGTAGTTAGCGTCCTCGTTTAGTTTCTGTCTGAATTGTGCGAAATCCATAGATTTTACCTCTATTTTGATTGCTTAGTTTATTTATACTCTTTCTCTCTACCAGCCGTCAAATGGATCGAACGGATCCGACTGGCGCTTCTGGTTGCATACGTGTGCTGGCTCATCGTTCGGCTGATAGCGCTGAATTCCGACGTCATCTCGCTTCACGAAGTCGTTGACAGCCAGGATGTCGCAGGATGCTGAGACTTCTGAGGTCTTGTGCTCCATGTCGAACGACTCGGCTAGCGACGTGTAGTCAGCGATCGGCATCTTGTCGTCGTTCTGGTTCATCACGTCCACGTCTTCGTGGTTGTTCTTCCAGATTCTCAGGGTGAAGTTGTAAGTGATCGGTGTTCCGAGGAACGCGGAGCCGTCTTTGAACTCTTTTACGTTGATGACTTCGTAGTACTTGTCGCAGTACTTGAAGTACATTATGTCGCCGATCTTAGGCTTGTAGATCTCGTACTGGATCTTCGTGCGGTTGTAGTCATACTGGCTAGCCTCGCTGAAGTGCGCGATTGTAGCCTGGACCTCGAAGACCTCTTCGTAGAGCATGCCCTGAAGCTGATACTGCTTCTGCAGGTTTGGAATGTCTGGCGTGTAGATAGAGAGTCTGAATCTGCGAACTATGTTCTCTAGCGGATCCTCGCCGAGCAGACGGTCTCTCTTAGTCGAGATCTGCTTGATGTAGTAGTCGATCTCGAAGCCGTACATGTTGTAGGCCTCGGAAGTTAGGGAAGACATCAGTGCTGCTTCGTTAGCGTAGCACGAGTCCTTGTCAGTGCCGTCAAACGGAATCGGATTGTTCCAGTTCCACCCGCTGACAGAGCATCCGCCAGCGCCGAAGATTCTCTTGAACTCTGCATTGAAATCAGTCGCCATACAGTATATATATCAGGTATGAACGTATCCACAATCATCTGCACTTACATCTACCAGACTTTCGTGACTCTGAAGACTGCGCTGGAGGTCACTCAGGCAGCTGCTGAGAAGATTCTGGACCTGATCTACGGCATCGTGAAGCTCGCGCTGTTCTCGATCAGAAACATCCTGGAGCCGATAATCAGCATCATACGATCTTCGATAACGTCGCTCATGAAGTCGCTTGGAGCATTGTGGATTCGTGACTTCTCAGACTCGGAGATGTGTAAGAATCTCTACAAGTGCGAGTTCTTCCGTGACTATCTTCTCAATCCAGATTCGATTTTCTCAAAAGCCGTCAAGGGTCTCTTCGGACTAGGAGATGATTCCAGACCCATAAGAGTTCAAGCAGCTCTGCATGAGATAACACAGGACTTCCAGACCTTCAAGCGTCAGATCTGCTCTGGCGTCTCTCTGGACTTCACGTTCGACGCCATCACTGGTCTATTCCAGGAGTTTCTAGCGAAAGTGAACAAGTGGTGCAGATGGCTTCAGAGAAAAGTGGACGCGATCTACAAGTTCCTTAGATACTATCTCGATTTTCTCAAGAGAGCTGGCGTCTTCGAGCTGTTGAACCAGCTGAGAGCTATGTTCGACTGCATTCTTGACGAGACGGAGCTCTGCACTAGCGTCGAGAGCGCTGGATCTTACTATCGCGCATTCATCGGAAAGATGCACTTGTACTGCACGAAAGCTAACGACTGGATCATCAGGCCAGACTACGAGAACATGTGCACGGCTTTCGCGAACAATAAGATCGCAGAGCTCAGAGAGATCGGAAACACGCTGGAGAACGGACTCAGACTCTTCGTCAATCCGAGCAACGTGAGACCGACCTCTGACTGCCTCAATCTCGCTGGCCACATCACTGGAATCGGAAAGGCGATAGTCACTGGAAAAGCTTCTCACATTCCAGTCTACAAGTACGTGAAGACGACTGCTCAGAAGCTAATAGACGCCTGGAAGGGAAGCAGCGCAAACAGAGGGCAGTACAAGTCGTTCGATCTTCTTCTCTCTGATCTTCACTTCGAGAGAGACGGCGTCTATGTCGCAGACGCTAAGCTAGACCTCGAAGAGGATACGCTCGCAGAAGAGACTGCTATGACTCTTGACGAGAGCTCGGATCTCTCTAACATGAACAAGGGAATTCTGGTAGGTGACAACATCTACTCAGCTTCTTATGCGCTTGAGTCATTCAAGACTGGCGCCGACGAAGACATCGTGAACTACTTCAACGAGTTCAATGTCGGCTACACTGACCTCATCAACCTGAATGACGTCGCTAGGATGTACGCTTAAACTATCTCCTACTCATTTTCTGAGTCATTTTCTGAGTTAGTTACTGAGTTTGTTGAACTCACTTCATCAGATCTCTCCTTGTAGAACATGATCTGAATGTTGCTGACATGATAGTTCGATAGATCTGAGCCACTCTGGCCTTTGATAGCTAGAGAGTGAAATGGCTCGTTAAAGCTGTTCCTTTTGAACTTGAAGTTCAGAGTGTTGCTGTACTGACCACGTGAGGCTGAAGGTGTGGTGTCATCGAGCGCAAGAAGATGGTCGAAGTTCAAGTTAGCAGAAGACTCATACTCACTACCATTAGCCTTCAGAAGAACGAGAGATATGGACTCGAAGTTATCATTCGGATAGCAGTTGAAAGAGCCCTCTATCTTCGTAGTGCCTTCAGGAATGTAGATCTTCTTCAGAATAGATGTGTTAGAGCCGATGTTCAGAAGATCATCTTTGTACATCTGAAGCGTCAAGTCTTTCTCTGGAGTCGGAATCGGCTTCCACTTAGCAGCTCCGTCAGTGTCGATAGTGAAGACCTTTCCTGTGTCAGCTGGAGTACTGAAGTTCGGAGCTACAAAGAACTTCTGAGTAGCGTCATCGTTCTGAATTCTTGTACCCTGCTCAGATGTCACTACAGAGATGCCAGATTTGTCTACGACAGGAGTTTGACTTCCTTGGTTGTACTTGACCCAAGAGATCTTGCCATCTGAAGCAGCGATGTTGTCCCTAGCAGTCTTTTTCTGTGCATCTGTTAGTTTAGAAGTCTGATCATGGTCGACTCTAACGACCTGCTCTTCTGTGACAAGATCTTGAACCTCGTCGGAAGGATTGCACCAATGAATTCCATGAGGATCAGAAACGCTGTACATGCGCATCTTTGTAGTATTGTAGCTAGAGTTGATGTTCTCTGAGAGGAAAGTTCTGACTAGTCTTCTCTTAGATGCATCTCCCGCTGAAATGCAAGTGAAGGTCATTCTGTACTTTCTTCTATTTTGAGAGTCCGTTCCCTGATTCCAGTAGCTGCTGAGATAGTATGTGTAGTTCTGAGACTCAGAGTCGCCGAGAAGGACTAGTATCTTGCTCTTCTGGTTCATCCATTGGTAACACTTCTCTGCAGTGATATAGAGATCATCGCCGTATAGCTCATCGTTGACCTCTTTCAGATAGGCGAGTTGTCTTCCCTCGTCTACATCGTATGGGCTCGTCTCGTACGAGACCTTGCACATTATCACGCGATCTTTAGCAGAACGAGTCGGTACCTTTCCAGTAGAGTAGATATTTCCGTTTGCGTCTGCATATACATTGATGTCAGTGAGATTGATAGATTCGCTGCCCTCTACGCTAGTGAAGGTCATCCAGATGTTATTGTTTGTGCATATGCATCTGCCAGGGAAGTACAGACGGGTGTTCATCTCTGGATCTAGACTCTCGTTGAGGATGAAATATTTTCCATCAGCGTGCCATCCAACCATCTGCTCTTTTGTGACTATGTTTCCATCAGAGTCAGCGATCCAATACTCTGGAGGATTCACTTCTTCCTGACCAGGAGCCTTCAAGTAGAGATTCACTACTTCCTTGTTCTCTCCAATAGCTTTAGCGAGTTCAATTTCATTTTTCCATAGAGGATCTATTGTGTTGTCGTTGAGCCATTTGCCGTCAGCTATCGTACTACGATCCCAGCCACTAACGTCTTCAAGGATAATATTTCCGATTTTCATACTCTACTCCAAATTCTTTCTTTTTATTTATGGAAGTTTTTGATTTTCTCTATTTACAAAATGATGAGAAATTCCTATATTGATAATGTAAAACAAATCAACCTCCTTCAAAGGACATCGAAATGGAAATCAAGACTCTCAACGACTTTCTCACTGCTTACACTTCTGCTGCTAAGGGCTCTGCTGAACGAGACAGCGTCGCAGAAGACATCTGGGGTGACTGGTTCTGCAATACCTCTTCTCTTCCTCGCCGCACTAAGAAGTTCATCCGTCCGTTGAAGGAGCTTGTCAAGGCAGTTCCGGAAGCAGCTCAGTTCACCCATGTCAGCGGCAAGAACTGCTGCCCGGTCAATGGTCCGACCTACGACGCTCTCCGTCTCTTCGATCTCGAAGACAACTTCATCGTCTGGATGTGCTTCGATGATGTCCGCGAAGATCACCGCTTCGTCATCGAGGATAGGGACGGCGACGTTCACTTCGAAACCGACGATCGCGACGAAGCTATCGCAAAGTTCATCGAAGTCACTCGCAACTACCTCACGGCTAAGGGCCTCATCAAGGCTAAGGAGATCGCATAATGCAATCTGAAAACTTCACTATCGTCATCAACGAAAAGGGCTTACCTCCTCGTGCCGTCAGTGGCCTCTTGGCTGGTCTCAGAGATCGCCTCGGATGCCATCCGATCGTGACTGCCGAGCCGAGCAAAGACTGCTTTTACACAAAGATAGTCATGCCCGGTGAGCATGACTTCAAAGATGTAATGGCTGCCACTACTGAGATCAACTACTGGATCGATCCAGAAAACGTGATAGAGTTCAGCTTCTTCGGAAAGAAAGCTTAGCCGACCAAGATCTCGTTCACTGGCGTCTCTAGATCGATTCTCTCCTCGACTTCTTTGATGAACTCCTTGAAGTCTGCTGCGAGAGAGTCGCCGTTTAGTTGACCGCCACCAGCTAGCTGCAGCGTGTACTTTCTGAGACCGAGCGTCCAGAGCCATCCAGCCTTCGCTACGACGTACTTTCTGAACAGAGGGTCCTGAATTATGTTCTCGAACTTCTCACGCTTATACACGCGCAATAGCGCTCTGTCTGGGTATCGCGGAGTCGGACGAACGAACAGCTCCTTGGATTCTCTGATGTACTTGACGCGGTACTTTCTTCCAAAAGTCATCTTCGCTTCTTCGAGCCAAGTCATGGTAGCGTCCCAGTTTCCGAGAATGTCGCCATAGTCAGCAGTGCCCCAGCACGTAGAGACGTACTTTCCACCTCCGTACGGGAGGAACTGGTTCACCATCATGTTGTTCACGGGCGTGAGCAGATTGTCCACGTTTCCGAGCCATGAGGCTAGCTCTAGGTCAACGACTTCTTCAAGCTCTTGACAGATCTTGTAGTGCGTCATTCCAGGGACGAGCTGGAAGGCTAGGTAGTCTTCTCTGTGTCCCTGGCTGTAGTACTTCCAGAAGTATCTCAGCGAGTCTCCAATGACGTCCAGCAGCTGCTCCTCTGTCAACTCGACGCATATTCTAGGTGCGCCTAGCTGTCTCAGAATGTAGGCCATGAGAGCCCTGATGTTCTCCAAGTACCCGAGATCATACATCGGATCTCGGTGCTCGCAGAACTTCTCTGTTCTAGGATTGCTGTTCTCTGCCATCGATCAGCCTCTTATGCGGATTCCTTCTCTGGGTTCGTCTCTTGGTAAGTAGAGTATCTGATGGTCACTTCACGAGTGATCTTCTCAGAGCCCTCTTGGTCGAGCGAAGTCTGAGCTAGGTTCTTCGGCCAGCAGTAGTAGAGCGTGTAGTCGTGAGGCATACCAGCAGCGAGACGAGAGTCGAAGCAAGTGAGCTTCAGCTTAGCGCTGTAGTCCTTCATGTAGTTGGACACAGCAGCGCCAGTCTTCTGATCAAAGTATGTGCCAGCGTCACCGCCGTCTAGCTTGATGTCGTTGTTGTGGATCAGGTTGAACCATGAGTGGATCATGTGAGACGTAGTCCAGTCTTGGAACTCGTCGAACTTCAGCGTGATCTCTCCGTCAAGCTTTGTTCTGCCGGGGTACACTTTCTTGGATCCCTGCCAGTGAGTCTCAAGCTCGCCCTCGATAGATCTCTCTGGGAGAGAAGCGAGTCTGCAACGGAGCGTGAACTGTCTCGTTCCACCGAGCTGCTTGAAGAGCGTGGCAAGAGGAGTGCCCTCTTCAGGCAGAAGGACTGCCTGCCAAAGGAAGTTCTTAGCAAGGTCGGCGAATGTGTCGATCTCGCTAGTGAACACGTTCATATCATTTTCTTGTGCCATGAAAATTCTCCTACATTTAACTCTTTTACTAGTTATTTATACTTTTCGGACCAATAGCCGCCGAGCAAGTCACTGTGTTATGAGCTACACCAGAGAATTCTGGATTTAGATAGGTCGTCCACTCGTAGACTCTCATCTGGGTTTGGCTAGGATATCCTATCTCCCACGTAGCTACATCGATGGACTTATCTTTAAATCCGTTTGGTACACTCTCTAGCGCATACTTCGATCCAGTCTTGTCATTCACTAGAGCTGCGCTGAATCCAGAGAATTCGAAATATTCTCTTAGATTGTCTGGCATGAATCCACTCGTAATGATCTTGTAAAGAGGATCTCCGTTAGTGAACAGGAAATCTCTGTCATAGCCGTAAGCGTTGTTCTTGTACGGCTCTGCGAGATACTGACCTGTGCTAGGATCATATCCGTAGTCTACACGGCTCTCGTCGTTTGGAATGACCTTGTCTTCTCCTTCGCTCTTTATTGGAAGACACTGGAGGATGAACGGCGGAAGGATTGCACGATACTTGACTGTCGGGAACACTCCGTCGATACCTTCACGGAACTTGACCGTCACTTCAGCGTCATTGAAGCCGTAGCTACCTGCAGCAGCTCCGATGTAGATAGTCAGCTCGTACTTTCCAGTCTGCTCGTTGTACGTGAAGCCAGGATCGTAGAAGATCAGCTCTTTGATGCCTTGTATTCCATCGCGTGTTCCCATGTTGAATGTCACGGTCTTTCTGTTGTTTCCGATGCACTCCATGACCGTCATCTCGAACTTAGCGAGATCGTCTGCTTTTCCGAGATGACTTCCGATGTTGTCAGAGAACTCGATGACTGTCGCATCATACATTCTGGCTTTCAGAGTCGCATTTGTGATTCCGAACTCTGGTCTCTCTCCACCTCCATGCTCTGGATCTGGGATGTAGGCTATCGTAGCGTAGCTTACATCTACATCCCTGTCGTTCGGAAGTCTTCTGTATGTGAAGCTAGCGCTATAGTCGATCTTCTCGATTGGCTCTTCTTGCTCTTCTGTCAACTCTTCATTCATCTTCTAAACTCACTGCGCATAGACGTATCTGAATCTGAGTCTCACGACTGGGATGTCGCGGTCTGAAGTATAGTTCACGATGTTGTTGTTGTCATCCAAGATGTTGTCGTCGAAGATCTGCTTGAGTGCCGGATATACGTAGTTGAAGTTTCTCTTAGCAGTATCGTAAGACACGTCACCGCTCTGGATGGCGTCTCTCAGCATGAAGTAGAAGGACTCTTCGCTGAGGTTCTCGTTGAGGTTGAAGCTGTTAGCGCCGACTCTTCTGAAAGTCTCCTCACGGACGACTTTTCTAGCCACTAGGTCTTCGATCTCTGATTGAAGCTTGCTGTAGTTAGCGAGAATGTCGCTCATCGCGTTAGCCATCTTCGTAGCTTCTTCTACCTTTCCGCTCGCCCTGAGAACAGCTAGCCTCATGAGAAGCTCCTGCATACTCTCTTCAAGCTCGTAGTACTCTGCTGGGAGTCCAGCGTCGAACTCGATCTCGTAGGGAAGCGGAATCGGACGCTCGTCTGTGCTCGTCGTGACAGGTCTTCCAGTGATCCAGTTCTCTACCGCGTAGATTAGCTTAGAGTCAACGCTTGACATGCGGTTCTTTGTGAAGAATGAGTCTTCTTCGAGTACGATGTCGAAGTAGTACCCGTCGTCAACTGTCGGATTGCCGTTGAGCGAGAGATAGACATTGTCTGGATCTACGCTCACTTCGTCGATTCTGAACTTCTCTTCTCTCTGATTCTCCGACTGGATGATCAGACTTATGTCCTTTCCGACCATGCTCTTCAAGATGTCCCTCATGTCGTTTCCGCGAATGTCTTGCTGCGGGACTATGAGGATGTTCTTGTTCGTCTTGACGTCTCCAGGCTCGAATCTGTAAGTCTTCTCAGTTCCCTTGATGAGCTCAGAGACCTTGATGTCGATGTTAGCTCTCTTTGCGCCAGCGTGCTTCAGGATCTGGTTGTAGATGTCGGACTTGAAGATCTGGGACTTGAAAGTCGTGTTCTGTGCGAGCCACTTGTACAGGTCGTTCTCTAGCTCATCTTTGAACTTAGAGAGATCTACGTGTCTGTCGACCTGTATGTCGCCGACGCAGTCGTAGTAGTGGAACAGCGGAGGCATGCTGATGAGCTTCGTGTTGATCATCATTCTGTCTTCTGCGTCTGCTCTCACTTGGAGCGCCCACTGACCGAAAGTGCTACGATCGGTGTACTGATCCTGGGTCGTTCCCTTTGGGTATATAAGGAACGACACGTAGTCGAACAGGTGGCTCATGTAAGTGCTGTAGTCGATGTAGAGAGATGAGCTCGATAGATCTTCCTTCTCGTCGAACACGTTGACTGGACGGTAGAGACCGTTCGTATCGCGATAGATGTCTGAGAAGAGGCAGTACATGATCAGGTTCGTTCTGCCAGCGTCGTGCTCTCCGAGCTGATCTTCCATCTGATTTTCGCCGTATGCGATAGCGTGCTTCACGTTGATCGGATCGGTGATAGTGAGAAGGTAAGACATGAAGTCAGGCAGTGTGATCAGCTTAGCGTTTGATGCGAAGTAGATCTTTGCGTTTCTCTTCATCGCGTCTCTGGCCTCGAAGTCAGTTCCGCCGTGGATAGAGCTCTCGAAGAGGAATGTCACGTTGTTGCTGATGTTGGTGACTCTGCCCACTCCAGATGCGTATACCTTTCCGACAGTTCTCATCTGTGATCCGACTGCGTCAGGGTAGTTAGCCTCTGATCCGTCAGTTGTGAAGTACTGAACATAGATGCTCTGATCTGTGCTCGTGAGTCCAGGAGAAGTGTCTATTCCGTTTCCGAAGTATAGACGAACCGTCTTGTCGTAGTTCGATCTGATGCAGACGACTGGAAGAGGCGCATCTCCGGGCTTCCTCTTCTTGATATTCTTGTTGAGCTCGACCGCTTCGTCCTCGATCTCGAACAGATTGTTCTCACAGAAAGCGTCTGCTTGGTCAGTTCCGATTCCGACTTTGCACAGACCGTACAGCTTGTTGTACTCGCCGTTCTTGAATGCGAACGGATCTCTTATGCCGTAGTAGTTAGAGAACTTCAGATCGTCGATGTCATACCACTGGTACTGCTGTCCGACCTTGCTTGAGTAAGTGATTGAGTCGAGGACTTTCACAGTCTTCTTGCCCTGAACGACCCTGATCGTGTGCAGCTTAGAGGTAGCAGCGCTGTTGACCTTTCCGTCTAGCGTGATGTAGCCCTCTTTCTGAGACTCGTAGCCGTTGACTGCGAATCTGATCTTCTTAGTCCATGACGGATCCTGGCCTCTAGCAACATCGTCGTCTGTCAGCGTGTAAGAGTAGCACGCGTCGAGCATGTAGTCATGTCCGTTGAAGCTGAACGTGAGACTCTCGTTGTTCAGCCAGATCGTGTCGCCAGACTGAACCGTCTTCGGAAGAGGACCTCGAATGTTGAGCGAGATGTCTGCTACTGCTGGAACTGCTCTCTTCGGATTGTAGCCGAGGTTGTGGGACAGCTTGATGACACTCGAGTCTAGCTTAGCAGTGTCGAGGTAGTTCTCCTCGGCAGTTCTCTGAATGTAGTAGTTCGTCAAGTCCATGACGCCAGAGAACAGCTCCTGGAAGAAGGAGTATATGCTAGCCTTGCTGAGATTCTTGTATCTCTCGTCTGCTAGAATGCGGTTGTTCCACTCGTCTAGAATGGATTGATGCGTCAATTTTGTATAGTCCAAGCTCATATAGTATTTATAGAACCGGATAAATAAGCATATCTCAAAGGAGAACTACGATGAGAAAAACTAAAGACGTGACACTGAATATCTCTAGCGACGATGTGCTGAAGATGATCGAACACGAGGAGAAGACCATGAAGGTCTCTAGCAAAGGTATGCTGAAGGCGGTCAAGGATTCTCGCGAGCGCTTTGACAAGTTCGCTAAGAAACTAAAAATCCTCGGACCTGAGGGAGAGGAAGAGTTCAAGCCGTTCACATGGCAGAAGAACCTCGGTCTCGCATTCCAGCAGGCTTACGAGTCTAAGAAGAAGTATCAGAGAAACTTCGTCGTCGTGAATCCGAGACAGGGCGGAATGACTACCCTTCTGTGCGCATACGCTCTATGGCTCGCATCTACGAAGCCGTGCAAGAGAGTTGGAATTCTCTGCGGCAGCAACATGCAGGGTGTCGAGAAGATGTTGAGAATCCAAGCGATGTATGACTCTCTCCCT